TGTACAATTAGTAAGAGATACATTTTATAATGATGATAAAAACCCTATTGGACAGAAAATGGAAAAGATAAGTGATGAGCGATTAAGAATAGGCATCATGCAGGACCTTGATAATTTAGCTGATGGAAATATCATGAAACTTATGAGTAGGATTGTTACTCCTGAAAAAGATGGTGAAGCTTACACAGGAAATGGTGGTATGACAAAAGGTCCTTCAAAGTATAAACTAGATGATAAAAATTGGGATATTTTTGACGACTCAAAGGAGTCAACTGATAAAACCAAATCAGGTGAGACATTTACAACCTATTCTGGTGACAGGAGATTTATGACTAAAGCTGAACGAGAGCCTTGGCGATATAAAGATGAGAAAACAGGTAAATTACGACGCGATATTCCTATTAAACAAGATTATGAACCCAAAAGAAGAAATAAAACAGAAGGCATGATTAAATTAAAAGACCTATTAAGATAATGCCAGATCAAGATTCAAATACAACTAAAAAGAAGGGTAATACATATACTTATCATGGAAAAAAGTTAGGTGTTACTCCTGATCCAAAGGATCATATGAAAAGGCGAGAAAAGGATGAAGAAGAAGTACGAAAACTTCTACGAGACCTAATCTACACAGAAATGAAAAATCTATTTGTAAAAAAATAGTAAGAAGATGCAAAAAATATAAACTTTTAAACGATAAGATAAACGTTAATGTTCAGAACTATTACCATTGTCTTACTTTTATTTATAAGTTTAAATTCTTATTCCCAACCACTTAAAACCCCTTATATCAGTTTTAGCGTTGATGCTAATAATTTGTTAGAGATACATGACAACAGTCGCATGAAGTATCAGATTAACGGTTTAGACTTTGATATTGATGTTGGCACAATACGTCAAAAAACAGCAGTATATGCATTTTACGGCGCATTTCCTAATGCTTATTATCATAATTACGGTTTCGGTGTAGATTACTATTTTAATATCGTACAAAATGTTTATCTATATTTAGGGAATCAATACCATGTGGTAATTAGAACAGGAACTCATAACAATGGAATAGCCGTGAAGTATAAACGTAGGAGGATCACTGATAGTTATATAAACCCAAGAGCAAAACTTAGTTTAGAGACAAAATGGATAACAATAGATTTAATCATTAAACTAATTGATCGAAACGATATTGGTGTTCGTGTATTTGAGGGAAGTGCAGGATTAACCAAAAGTTTTTGAAAATGTATCATATAAGTTACATTCTAGTTTGTTTTGTTTCATATATGTTACATTTTATCTCGTTTAAACAATAAAAGTTTTTGAAAATATTTACCTCAGATTTTTATATGTCGTAAAAATTGTTTATATTTATATTAAATAAAAAATAACTAACTAACAATTAATAATTAAACTATGAGTAAACTCACACTTAGTGTCCTACTTTTTCTGCTAGGTCAAATCGCAATCTGGTTTCAAACCAATGGCCAATTTCTTTGGAAATGGTTTGCAAACAATCCTTTAATCTTATCTCTAGTCGGCGGCTCAACAATATCATATGCCTTTATATATGGTACTAAATTTGCATACGAACATTTTGACGGCCTTCTTTGGCCAGGCAGATTTTTAGGTTTTGCACTAGGAATAAGCTCATACGCAGTCTTAACTTGGTGGTTTATGGGAGAAGGCATTAGCTTAAAAACATTCACCTCTCTTATACTATCAGCTGGCATAATATGTGTGCAATTATTTTGGAAATAATGTTAATAACTTTTTACTCAGAATTTTTTTATGTTAAACAAATTGATTATATTACTATATAAAATTAAACTATGGCAAAACAACTAGGATACGCATGTATAAATATGACTCTCGGAGAAGAAGGCATATCATGTAACAGAAGTATGATACGTAGAACATTCAATGCAAAAGGCATTGACTATGCATCGGAATTAATAGTAAGTAATATGAAAAGCCTATTACAGCTAATTCATTGGAACAACGAAAATGATATAAAAGTATATCGTATGTCGAGTAGTATGTTTCCATGGATGTCTGAATATGAATTCAAAGATTTACCAGATTATCAAGAAATATGTGACTTATTACAAGCCATAGGAAAACTTGCAATAGATAATAACCAACGATTATCATTTCACCCTGGCCAGTTTTGTGTATTGGCCTCACCAAATGAAACTGTAGTACTAAATGCTATGAATGAACTTAATAAGTCTGCACAAATCATGGATCTTATGGGTTTACCAAAGTCTCGTATGTCAAAAATAAATATACATGTAGGTGGTGCATATGGAGATAAAAAATCGGCACTTAACAGATTTTGCAAAAACTATTTACGTACATCATCTTCAGTTCAAGCCCGTCTTACCGTAGAAAACGACGATAAAGCCAGTATGTATTCAGTATCGGATTTGTATTGGGGAGTATACAAGGTAGTTGGTATACCTATTGTGTTTGACTATCATCATCACCAATTTTGTACAGGAGATTTGACTGAAGAGGAAGCATTAAGAGTTGCAGCAAAAACATGGGGCAATGTAAAACAATGCACACATTATTCAGAATCTAGGCGTAGAGAACAAACTCTTGTTGTAGAAGAACTAATGTCGAATAGTAATATAACAGAGCAAACACTACAAGATTGGCCAACTATTGCAAAAATGCATAAAGAAGTCAGCAAAATAAAAGTGCAAGCACACTCAGATTATATCGTTGACGAAATCAATGACTATGGACTAGATATCGATGTAGTTGTAGAATCAAAAGCAAAAGAATTAGCTGTACTAAGCTATTTAAAAAAATATAAAAATAAATTACAAAAAGTTTTATAGTGTGAGATATTTTTATTATATTAACTAATAATTAACAAAAACAGGAGAAAAAAATGGCAATTGACTTAGACGCAATTAGACGCAAACTCGGAGACTTACAGTCTCAAACAACAAGGACTTCCAGCTTATGGAAACCAAGTCCAGGAAAAAACCAAGTAAGAATAGTACCTTACCAACATGATAGAGATAATCCATTCCAGGAATTATTTTTTCACTATGACTTAGGTAAAAAGAATTACCTTTCACCAGTTACATTTGGTGAACCAGATCCAGTAGTGGAATTTTCTGAAAAATTAAAATCAACAGGCAATTCAGATGATTGGAAACTTTCCAAAAAACTTGAACCAAAAATGAGAACTTATGTACCAGTTTTAGTTAGAGGACAAGAATCAGAAGGCGTAAAATTATGGGGATTCGGTAAACAAGTATATACAGAATTACTAGGATTTATCACAGATCCTGACTATGGTGATATTACAGATCCAGGTTCAGGTAGAGATATTGTAGTTGACTTTACTCCATCAGAAGGAGTTGGAACTTATCCAAAAACAACAATTAGGGTAAAACCAAATCAAACAGCTGCAACAGAGGATAAAGCAATTGCAGAAAAAATCATGACAGGCCAAGAAGATATTTTTAATATTTTCAAAAAGCAAAGTTATGATGATTTAAAGAAAGCTCTAGAAGAATGGTTAGATCCTAGTACAGATGGTGAAGTAGTAGGCAACTTACCTTGGGAAAATAAAGAAACTACGGCTACTGCAACAGGTGTAGATACAAAAACAGCAGTTCAATCAACAACAAAAAGCACAGACGACATATCAGCAGCGTTTGATGACTTATTTAACAGTAAATAGAAGAGAAAAATATGAATACTGAACAATTAAAAAAGCATTCTAATATGGTTCGTGCATTAGCAAAAGAACTAGAAGGTAGAGGACAAATGCATGGCATAGTTTTAGAACTAGTTTCCAGTCTTTTGGCATCAATTCGCGAGGCAAAATAATATGGGAAATCAAGAAAAAGACGCACTAGCAGAACAACTTGCAAAATCTCTAAATAAACAGTTTAAGGATTATAAAGTTGCATATTTTCTTGACGGATCTGAAAATACTCCAACTGATTTAACAGAGTGGATATCAACAGGCTCATCTATGCTAGATTTGTGCATATCAAATAGACCTAATGGAGGAATACCAGTTGGTAGAATTACCGAAATAACTGGATTAGAAGCTTCAGGAAAGTCTTTAGTTGCAGCACAAATCTTAGCAAATACACAAAAGAAAGGTGGATTAGCTGTTTACATTGATACTGAAAATGCAATAAATGAAGAATTTCTACAAGCACTAGGTATTGATACAGCAAAGTTACTTTATATTCAATTAGAAACAGTTGAAGATATATTCGAAGTAATGGAAAACATTATTTCAACTGTTAGAGAAGGTGAAAAAGATAGACTTGTAAGTATAGTTGTCGATTCTGTGGCAGCAGCAACTACTAAAGTAGAACAAGAAGCTGACTATAGTAAAGACGGTTGGGCAACTAGTAAAGCTATCATATTATCAAAGGCAATGCGTAAAATTACAAACATGATTGGACGACAAAGAATTGCATTGATATTCACAAACCAACTTAGACAGAAAATGGGAGTTATGTTTGGAGATCCTTGGACTACATCAGGTGGAAAAGCTATTGCATTTCATGCTAGCTGTAGATTAAGGTTAAAACCGGCAGGCCAAATAAAGGCAACTGTTAATGGTCAAGCTCAAACTGTAGGAATTAAAACAAAATGTGTAGTCGTTAAAAACCGTATGGGACCACCATTACGTACTGCAGAATTTGATATCTATTTTGACAGTGGAATAGATGATCTTGGTAGTTACCTTAC